AATTCCGTGTCTAAGTCCTATGCCGATTGTGCAAAATCTCGAATACATTTCATCCCAAGCGACCTGAAATCTGTGGACAACCAGTTCACCAGAAAGAGGGCTATTATATCTGTGTTCTATGATGTGCCCCTCAAATATCTCAACTCCGTTTTTGTCTCGCAAACCAGTTGAAAGTAGCAAAACAACTTCTTCAGGATCATATGCTCGATATCTTGGGTCTCCAAGAGTTGGTATTTCAGGCACGACATAGGCTATATCGCCGTTTATGGCAAACTCGATGGTTTCCACTTGGCATATCGTTTTCGCTTGTTTAAGCCAAACCATAAACCTAGGTATCATTTTTCCACCTCCTTAATCAGTTTATCTGACAGCACCCTCGCCCATCGGCCTTCGATACGCTTCAGGATTACGGCTGGCTTGTATGTTGTCATCTCATCACTCCTTTCTCTCTCACGAGATCAAACTCCAGCTCGTCTCATCTCACATACTCCCGGATAAACTCCTTCGCTTCCTCAAGCTCCCAGATATTGTTCTTCCTTGCCTGATGTGCGGCCTTCACAAGTTCATTGACATTCACACTCTCTTTCGGAACTACGAAGGCTTCCCCTCCGAAGTGTCTGTGAGGCTCGCCATTCATCTCGATCCATCCGACGTGGCCATCATCGAGTTTCGTGATGACACCCAAGCGATACTTGCCGGTTTCTTCTCCAATCGTTGGGTACTTCATGGAGACGACGGGGATCAAGGCGATGTCGCCTATGTTTACGGCTGAGGTCATGTCGATACACCATCCTTCATTGCTGGCTTGAAGATCCCATCAATTAGTGCCTTAACCTTCGGGCTCCCTATCAGCTCGGATTTCTTCTCTCGTTGCTCAAAGTTGTTGTATGTCTTCATGAACTGTGCCCTAATGATTGCCCGGTTCTCGGCTGTCATGTCCTTCAAGTCGGTGTAGTAGATTTCAACGACTCTATCGACTCGTTCATCATCGAAGCTCGTGTCACTCCTCAGATTCCCAGATCTGAGAGTCTTGATTACCATTTCCCATGCTTCCTCTGCGGATAATTGAGGAAGTCGAGCGGAAAGCGACGCTTCTCTGATCTCCGCAACAGTCGGAGTCTTGATAGAAGTCTTTACAATGGAGTCGACACCTAACGCAAACTGCTCATCTGTGAGATCCTTGAAGAAGTTGAACCAGACCTTCATGTTTCCATCCGATACCCTGAGATTCGTAAACGCGGTTGTCAACATCGCCATTCCACTCTGGAATGCTTTCTTTGTCAGCATCATTCCACCTCCTCAATCTCGAAGTTCTTGATAGCTTCGAGGGATTCGTTGTACTCCTTCTTGTTTCCCCTGGCATAGTATTTCTTGGCTTCGTCAATGTCTATGAACCTCTCGAACGAGTCGTGCTCAAGGAATCTCGCGAGAGTCCAGTTTTGGTTCAAGAGATAGTCTTTCGAATGAAGGATGAGAGAATAATTCTTGATAGCCTGAATTATCTGCTCTTTTCCATAAAGGCCAAGAGATTTCTTGATGGCTGCGTAAGTTGATGAAAGATTTGCCGGTAATCTGTGGAGAGAGTATTGAGGTTGTCGCCAGAACTCGATGATAAAATCAGCAAGTTTGTTATCTGAAGAATCCCCATTTACTATACTTTGATTTCCTTTACTTTCCTTTACTATACTTTCCTTTACTATACTTTGTGGGTTTTCGCTACCGGAAACCTCCGGAAACTTCACATCGTCATTAGTTTCCACTGCGGAAATACTATCATTGCTATGATTTCGGCTGCGGATACGCTCTTTTGTAGGCAAAGCAACCGCTCTTTTCTTATACACATCTGAGATGTTTTGTACAAAATTCTCGGAATAAATCTTCTTTTCTTGCCAAAATTCACGGTCTATTGCCTCAAGATCAACAAGAGTGTTGATGATTTCCGTTGCGGTTTGCTCGTCTACCCGGGTTTTCGCCAGCAGAAACCTCCAATTTGCGGAGTTTCCGCAGTCGAAAAGGTGAAATTCCGTCTTTCCAAGTAGTTCCAGCAACTTAAACCAGAAAGCGTAGCCGTCATTTCCGAAGTTCGACTCAAGAACAAACAGAGTCTTTCCGCTATGCACAAAGTGAGGAAAGTATTCAATCGTCATCTTTCTGGGTCTTGCCATTCAACATCACTTCCTCTTAGAAAAGGCCGCTCCCGATTTCTCAGGAGCGGAATGAGCGGATCAAAGGTCACTTTTCGAGCGGTTTCTTGCCTGTCAGAGGGCCTTTCTCCTCAAAGGCCGCGATCTTGAGGGGTTCGTTGGTCTCTTCCTTTTCATCAGTCTCTTCGGCTTCCTCTGAAGCTACTTCTTCCCCTTCAACTTCGATCCAGTCGGTTTCATCTGGAACTTCGCTCATGTCTTCCTTGATCTCGGTCTTTATGGTTTCATCAAGGCTAAGCTGGCGCATCAGTTCAGCCGAAAGAGGAGCGTATACGGCAAGCCTCTTCAATGCGGTCTTTATCCACATCTCGTCTTCCCAGTCGACCCAAGGGCCATAGTTTGGAGTTGCCGACTTTGCGCGCACTTTCTTTATTGTCTCTGGGGAGACGATCACAAACATGTGACCTCCGTTCTTGAGATGTGCTCCTGCATACGCGCACACCTTGCGACCTCTGTCACCTTCGAGCTTTGGAATATGGCGAAGTTTCTCGTTGATTCCGTACTCATATTCGAATACGTCGTTCTGGTATACAACGTTATAAAAAAGTGAGCTGACATCCCCGGAACGGTACATCAGTGCGGCTCTTCCCTTTGCGTTTATCAAGAACTGGGCGGTAGTGATTCCGGTTTTCTTGCTCGTGTAAGGAACAATGTTGCACAGTCCCAGTGGGCCGGGTTCAAGTCCCACCTGAGCTGCCGACATCAGTGCACCCAAGAAAGAAGCCTGAGTGCATTCGAGAAGTTTCGGAATTCTTCTCACTTCGGTCAGTGCCATTCGTGCGAACCTTTCTGCATTGAGGTGTTTCGGGAGTGCCTTTTCTATCTCGGGTTGCATCCTCTTTAGTAGATCCTGAAGTGTCTTGTACTTGTCTTGCCTACCAGTCATTACCTGTTCCTGCTTGGCCTTAACGATTCCCTTTGCATCAGATGGTTTCACTCGCTTCTACCTCCTTTATGTCGAATCTCCTTGAAACAACTTCCTTCGTGAATTCCTGGTAGATCTCGGGCCTCGCCTTTTTCACAGCCGTGGTATCGAAACGCTTGGATCTGTAAGTCGGCCACGTGACGCACAGATTCCCGAGATAGCCTTTCTCGTTCTCACCAAGAAGAGCCTTGATCCTGTTCTCTCTCTCATCCTTCTGAAGGTCCAGTTCCTTGATTTCCTTCTTTAGTCTCATCCAGTCGAGCAATGTGTCTCGTATGTCTTCGGGAAGCTGTATAGAAGAATCAGGAACGGATTCAGGATATAGAAGTTTGAGAATATCTTTCGAGTCTTCGGATTCATCCATTGGAGGGGGATTCCTGTCTTCGACCCTCTTCCAGAACTCGGATTCAATCGAGATCAGACTGTTGATGAAGTCTTCGTCCCTCTCGAACTCTTTCCAGACGAACTTGTTACCTCCGACCAGGGCCGCGATTACTCCCCATTCATAACCTGTTACTGCCAAGTAGTGCATGAGCTGACAATAGGCTTCCGGAGGTACTTCGTCATCTTTCCATTCCTCTTTTCTGTATTCGGACACGTTCTTACACTCAAGGACTCCAGGGCCTTTTGAATCGTCGTTCGGGTAGATAACTCTGTCGAGGTTCGCGATCATCCAATCGTGATCAGGATGAATGAGAATGAAGTTCCTGCGCTCGACATAGTTTCCAGTCCTTTCGGAGTATTCCTTCGCTACGAGGTCTTCCATCTTGTTACCCCAGTACATGGCCTCGTTCTGCTCTTCATCTTTGAACTCACCTATCTTTTCAAGGTACAGGCGGATAGGAGACTTCCACTTATTGAGGCCAGCAACGACACCTGCGTCCGAGCCTCCGATTCCCTTCCGTCTCTGTTCCTTCCACTCTTCGTAGCTCATCTTCCGTGTGGAGATCTTCATTTCAAATACCTCCTTGTGCTATACTTTTGTTGAGATTTGTTTCTTCTGGGCCGTCGGGCATGACGGTCCTTTTCATACCGCTGCCGGCTTTTTGCTTGTCCGATACAGAACACCGTTGATGAACCATTCGAGATCAAGCTGTTCATCGATTCCGTTCTCCCAGGCTCTGATCGCTTCCTGAGTGCTGTATCCCGAATAGAGCGGATATTCGTTGCAGATAATTTCATGCTTTCTCTTGTTCATCTCTTGCCTCCTTCCATGATTTTCTTGGCCGTCTTGGCCACCTTCACGATCTTCGCTATCTTCTTGATCTTCACTGCGTTTCCCTCCTCGGAAGGCCGTACTTCTCACCCTGGTACTTGAGAAAGAGCTCGGCCAGTTTCTCGATAGCTTCTTCGCTCATCTTCAAGACGCATCCCTCCAAAGTCTCAACTGATTAACCTGCCTCGTGTACCAATACTGAATATCGAACGGCTTCAGGATCTCGTTCTCCATCCTTGAGATCTGGATGATGTTTCCGATTCCCTTCGATACCGAACCGATCTGCATATCCTGAACCTCATCCAGGCTAGTGATGAACTCGTACACTCTCTGAAGAACCTGTTTCCAATAACCTTCCGCTTCTATGATTCGATCTGCAACATACTTCTTGAACCTGTCTTCGATGAGTTCGAGCTCTTCATATCTCGACAGTGTTTCTTTGGAACTCTTCCCAAGTCCGATCTGGTCACATTCATAGAGAACAAGGCTTGTGACCGGGACCAGTTTTCTGATTAACTTCGGCATTCGCCACCTCCTCTTACGTAAATCTCCAGACCGTGAGGATCCTGATCTCTCTCTTCACGTCTTCAAGTTCAATGTGTTTCTCGTCAAGCAGTTCTGTATAGTTCCGGATCTCTTCTTCGTCCTCTGTCTCTTCAAGTCGCGCAAGTATGTCGTCTATCTCGTCTATGAGTTCCTGTTTCCTTTGTATCGGCATTTTTCACCTCCTCAAATAAAGGCGGCGGCAGACACATTCTGCTTCACCGCCTTTCGCTAGCTAGCAGACACAATCCACTTGAGGCCTTTCTTTGTCGGGAGCTCATCACGAACCCGACTACCTATTACATGGAGGGTTTCACCTGCCTTTCATGGTTGGATTGAGGAACAATCTGGTTCCTCTGTGCTACCATTCGTTAGGAATGGCACCTCAAAAGAACCAGAGTCGAAAAAGGCCCCGGCGTATAGGCACCGGGGCAATGGATGATCCAGGTTGTACAGCGGCAATCTCGTTCCCTCCTTAAAGAAGGCCGATGGTTGCTCAGACCACCGGCTAACTCATCTCTTCGTCTGATCGGGTCCTTTTGTCAGGAGGTGAATCATGAATTAACGGGTCGCTGCTTTAGGGAAGGAACGAGATATTTTCACGGGTACCCCGGTTGGTCCGGGCCGTTTGTATTTCTATGAAGTTGTCAAAGACCGCGGGTTCTTTATCTTGGCGAACTCAGGAATGACCCTGAGTTCAACGAGTGAAAGAACTATTTCGCGTAAGTGCCTGTTGATTTGAACTCGAAGTCGAACATTCCTGCGGCCATATTGCTTTGAGCGGCGATGAAGTTCTGAACTTTTCTTTGATACGCCGGGTCAACGACGCTCAGGGTTCGTTGCAGATTTTCCTTGTTTCTCTTCATCGTTTTCCTGATTAGTTCTTGGCTTTCCAATTCGCTCAGTGTAGGAAGGCTAGATTGAACCTCTTGAAATATGGCTTCGTCTGCTTCGGAATTGACTCTGATCCCGGCCTTGAATTGGTTCGTTGGATCAGTGACATTCTTTACTGTGATTCCGTTTTCGGCCAATCTTGCCACGGCTGCGTCTGCTAGGACTTTCGCGTGCGCCTTAATGGCCGTTTCAAAACCTATTGGAGAGGTTCCGTACTTTTCCTTGTGCTCTTTTGCCCATTTGCTCCTATCTATCTTTCGGGCTTTTTCCAGCATGGCTTCAAGTTCACTTTCTCCGTGATAGGTCTTAACGACTTCATCCAGAGTTGCAGTCGGTTTTCTCTGGAATAGCTGAACTAGACGCTTGCGCTTAACACTTGTTCGCATGGTTTACCTCCTTTCGTTAAAAATAGTGGTATCGTCTGGAACAAATTCTTTTAGATAACTCAAGAAATTTTGGACCTGTTGAAGCGGGCCGCTAAGAACCAATTCGGCCTCGCCAGGCATG